TGAGCAAAAACAATCGGCTAAAAAGTCAGACTTCGAGGGCATGTGTACCATCATCGAAGAACTGCGTACCGAGGTCAAACGGCAGGCTGAAGACATTCGCAAACTACGCGACGAAAATCAGACCTTACACGAAACGGACCTCCAACAGCGCACTGACCTATCGGCTTTGCGTTTACTCGTTGACCGGCAAGCACAAGAAATACAGGTGCTACGCGACGAAAACGCCATGCTGAGGGGCGAGTTAGAGGCGTATCGCAAGCCGGTGAAGAAGCAAACGGGGGCGTTGTGAGCGATGTCAAGGCTATCGAGGTAAGGGCCGAAATCAGGCAGATAAAAACGATGGCTGATCATACCGTGAATGTGATCCTCAACTTACCCGAGGATTGCATACCACAGGCGCAAAAGCTCATGGAGTGGTTAGGACTAGAGGTTGGTTGCGTGATCGTGAATGCAGACGACGAACCGCAACTACGGGAGAAAACCGGAGATGACAGACCGAGATCCAAACAGCGGAAAGTTCGTAGCGGGCAATAGGGCCAATCCGGGCGGGCGTCCCAGGACCGACCTTGTTCTATCCGCGCTGATTGATGAGGCTGTCACCCTGGAGGATTGGAAGTTCATTATAGGCGAGCTGAAGAAGCGGGCGCGGCGCGGCGACCTGAAAGCGATTGAAATGCTGATGGATCGGCGCTTTGGCAAGCCGGTGCAGACCAACGAGAACAAGAATGAGAACAGCGGCGCTTACACATTGATGATTATTGGTAGCGATGGAAAACCTTATCAGGTTTGAGTGTAACGATGCTTACTTGCCATATCTCAGAGAAGGCGCGCGCACTCAAATATTTTACGGCGGGGCCAGCTCGGGGAAGTCGGTATTTTTGGCACAAAGGACGGTATTTGACTTGATGCGAGGTGGACACAATTACTTAGTTTGTCGGCAAGTTGGGCGAACTATCCGAAAGTCGGTATTCAACGAAATTGCGAAAGCAATAACCGATTTGGGAGCAAGTTCGCTTTTTGCTATCAACCGCACAGATGGAGTAATCACGCACAAGAACGGCTATCAGATTTTATTCGCCGGTCTTGATGACCCCGAGAAGATCAAGTCTATTACCCCGGCACAAGGTGTCATTACCGATATTTGGGTAGAAGAAGCAACCGAGACAGAGAAGAACACAATCAAGCAGTTGTACAAGCGCCAGCGCGGCGGAAGCGACAAGATACCAAAGCGCATGGTTTTATCGTTCAATCCCATCCTACAAAGTCACTGGATTTACGAGGAATACTTTAGCCGTGTCGGATGGGCGGATAAGCAGACTGAGTATAAAAGCGCTGACCTATCAATTCTCAAAACCACGTACAAAGACAACCGTTTCCTTACCCCCGACGATTGCAAAGACCTAGAGAACGAAACCGACAAGTATTTTTACAACGTCTACACGCTCGGCAATTGGGGCATCCTGGGCAATGTCATCTTCGCCAATTGGCGCGTTGAAGATTTATCCGAGATGCGCGACCAATTCACGAACCGGCGCAACGGTTTGGACTTTGGCTTTGCGGCTGACCCCGCCGCTCTATCGCGCTCGCATTATGACCGGATGCACAAGACCATTTATATCTTCGACGAACTTTACGAAACAGGGCTGACTAACCCGCAGTTAGCCGAGGCGCTAAAGCCGATGATTGGCGCGGATTATGTGACCTGCGACAGCTCGGAACCAAAGTCAATCCGCGAACTGCGAGATAGCGGCATCAACGCGAGGCCCGCGAGGAAAGGCCCGGACAGCGTGAACTTCGGTATCCAGTGGCTACAACAGCAAACCATTGTGATTGACACGAATTGCATCAACGCAAGGAACGAGTTCCAACAATACAAGTGGAAAGAAGACAAGAACGGCCTGGCGATGCGCGATCCCGTTGACAAATTCAACCACATCATCGATGCAACCCGCTACGCATACGAAAGCGATATGACGCGCAATCATGCCGTTGAAATCGCCGATCCATTCTCTGACTTTTAGGAGCATTCATGGGCATTATCGATAATCTGATCAACTCATTCACGGCTCGCATCGCTGACGCCGTTGCCTCTCGCGTCCTGACCCAATCTGGGCAGCGCATCGCACAGGCCCGCGCTTATCGCCTGGGCAAACAGCCGCACCAACTCAAGGTCAAGCCAAACCAATACGACGATAACCTCATCCTCAACTTTACCGGGCTGATCGTTGATCGCTCTGTGTCTCAGATGGTGGGCGGCGGCATCTCGTTCAAATTCGAGGGCGATGATGGGCAAGCCGAACTGCCTCAAAAGGAATGGATCGAGGATATTTGGGACGCTAACCATCAGGAGATACTGCTTCACCGTTGCGCGCTCGCGGCGGCTGAGGCGGGTACGGCTTACCTGATGCTTTGCGACCCGGCGCTCGGCATGGGCAGCGCGAACGAGAACGGCGTGGAGTATCCGCGTCTTCTAATGCTTGATCCGGCTTTCGTCACGATTGAAACTGTACCGGAAGATTATGAAGTTGTACTCAGGTACATTATCCAATACAAGACCATCGGGCCGGATGGTAAAGAACTGGTGCGCCGCAAGACCATCGAACGCGATGAAGAGAACCTCGCGCTATCGCAATGGGTGATTATCGACGAAGAGCTGTCCTACAAAACGGGCAGTCAGTTTGTCGAAGTTGGACGCATCGAATGGCCCTACGATTTCGCGCCAATTGTCCACTGGCAAAACTTGCCAACGATTGACAGTCCTTACGGTGAGCCTGACATTACCGGCGACCTGATGGCGACACAGGACAGTCTAAACGGTGACGCCTCAAGCCTCAACAAGTCGCTCCGCTTAGGCGCTGACCCGCTGAGATGGGCTAAGGGATTGGATGGATTTAGCAAGGTCGAAACTGGCGCGGGTACGATGGTCAATGTCGGCCCGGATGGGGAAATCAACCAGCTCGAACCGGCGACGGACTGGAACGGATCGCTTGCCTTTGCGAAGTTTATTCGCCAGGCGCTCTTCGACATCTCGCGAACCGTTGACATTGACAGCTTGAATGATCGCCTCGGCTCACTTACCAATTTCGCCTTGAAGGTCATTTATCAGGATAACGCCTCGAAGATCGCCACAAAACGCGAGCTGATGGGCGATGCGCTCGAGGAGGTCAACCGCCGCCTTCAGATCATGGCGGGCGCTGAGCCTATCGAGACTGAGGTTATCTGGTCCGACTTTATGCCGGTCAACGAAGTCGAACGCGGCAAGTATTTCCTGGACTTGTTGAATGCCGGGGTAATCAGCAAACAAACGGCCTGCGAAGAACTCGGCTATGACTGGGAAGACGAACAAGAGCGCATGACCGGCGAAAGCGCGGCGGCTGACAATATTGGCGGAGCTTTGCTTGCGGCATTCACGCGCGGCGAAGGCGCGGCCATGCCGCCGATGGTCCTGCCGGGACGCGCGCCGCAAAACGTTGAAGGGGTGGAGGCAAACCAACCCGCTTAGTTTATCGAGGTAAGGAGGAACCTTGACCGAAACGACCACTGACATCGAAAACTATCGGGATGAAATCATCCCGGCTGTGTATCTCGGGTGCGGCTGCTTTCGCCGCCTTGATACGCAAGGTCTAGCCTTTGTGCGCCGCATCTATCGTCCCGGATGGCTGAGTGAGGGCGAACGCTACTACCTGACCGAGCGCAAGGTGACGGGCGGCGTATTGTTCTATGTGCGCTCGGCGGGCAAGCCATGAAAGTACCTGTCCACGGATCAATCCTGGGCGACCCTGAGCGCGAGGCATTGCGCGCAGTCGTTGATCGTCTTTGGCTCACGGCAGGCCCGGAAGCGCATAAGTTTGAGAAGGCATTGCGAGACTACACCGGCGCGCGTGATGTTACCCTGGTCAACTCGGGCAGCTCGGCTAACCTCATCGCGATCATGGCACTGGCGCAAAAGGAACTGGGCAGCAACGCGATTATGCCGGGCGATGAAGTCATCACGGCGGCGGTCGGCTTTCCTACCACCGTCAACCCGATATTACAGGCGGGCGCAATCCCGGTGATGGTTGATGTTGAACTGCCCTCGCTTGTCCCATCGCTCGATGCAATCTCCGCCGCGATTACGCCAAAGACCAAAGCCATCGTATTAGCCCACACGCTCGGCTATCCCTTGCCGATGCGAGAACTGCGGGAAACGGCGGATGAGTGCAATCTGTGGTTGGTCGAAGATGCCTGTGACGCGCTCGGATCGCCCGGAACGTTTGAGCATTCGCACATCGGCACGATCAGCTTCTACCCGGCGCATCAAATCACAACCGGAGAAGGCGGCGCGGCTTTGACCCGCTCCCCCACCCTCGGCAAGATCATGCGCAGTTTGCGCGACTGGGGCCGCGCGTGTTGGTGCGAACCGGGCGCGGATAACACGTGCGGCAAGCGGCACGATGGCGCGTATGACCACAAATACACCTACGACCGCATCGGCTACCATCTCGCGATGACCGACCCGCAAGCCGCGATTGGCGCTGTTCAAATGGCGCGCCTGCCGGAGCTGGTCAAGGCGCGCGACTACAACCATGCTTATCTGAGCGCCAGGATGAGCGCGGCGGGGATGGGCGACCACTTCATGATAGCCCCAAACCTGACCGCTTCCTGGTTCGGGTACGCGTTGATCTGCCGCGAGCATGTCCACCGTTCC